TAAAACGGATTTATAAACTTTATTTACGTTGATAGCCATAATTCTTTTTTGATTATAGCCTAAGGGCGAGTTGCCCCGCCCTTGACTACATTAGTTATTTTAGTTTTTTCTCAACGGTTTGGTATACTTCAATACCTTCATCCGTCTTAAAATATGCGGCCAATGCCGAGTATGGGTTCTCATCGAACGGTACAGTCATTAACTTCCTACCGTTACTTGCCCACTTAAATGTTCTTTGATCTTCGGAAAGCTTTATGATATTTTGCTCAACAGCTTTAATACCAATATTCCTTACATTGATGTTTTCATCATTAACCAATTCTAAGAACAATTCAGGATTATTCTGAGCAAAGATCAACACATCTCGTTTAAGTTCCTTAGAAGTCATCTTAGTTACGTCAGAGCCATACTCCGTACGTAGCACTGCTTCTGCTCTGTCAATCTCAAGAGCTTTAGCCGTGTTCATTGCTTCTAATTGTAACTCAATGATGTCGATGTCTTGTTCTGCAACCGCTTCAGCGTTATATTCTTTATACTTGATATTAGCGCTTGGGTGGTATAATGATAAAAACTTTTGTAGAATGGTTTGTTCTTTTTCAACTAGCAACTTACCGTTTCTAAAAACGATATGACCAAGACGCTGAGGTCCTTTCATTTCGTCTACAAAAACAGTCTGTTGGTTTCTACAATATTTAATCTCTCTTTCTGCACCTAGTTCCTCATCGAACCAGTACAAACCTCTTGACCTTAATATATATACAGGTGGAATTTTATTTCCAGTTAATTCGTATAATCTATTTTTAACCTGCCAAGTGTCGACTTTATTAGTTGTTTCTTTTTTCATAATATAATAAAATAATAAATAAAATAAAGATGCGGAGCGCCGTTAGACGCCCCGTATCTCTATGAGTATATTAGTTGAACAATACGAAGTTGTTCGCAGCTTGAACTACTAAGCAACGCTCAGATAGGTAGTTAATCTCCATCTTGTCGATGTTAGATGTAACAGCACCACCTACAGAACCAGTCACCCAAGACTTAAGCTTACGGTCATCAGTCTGACCAGCGCGGTAACGTACGTGCAAGAATGGACGACGAACGTTAGCACCAACCATTTGATCGTAAACAGAAGAAGTACCAGCTGGAATTAACAAACCTTTAACACCACCAACGTGTCCACGAGTAGACGCATCGTTTAAGTATTTCCAGTCAGTCTTGTAGAAATCGTAAGATCCACGACGGAATCCAGTGAAACCAAGATTCAAAGCCATATCTTCAGAGTTTTCGAATACACCGTAAGCGGTACCACCTGTAGATCCTTTAGAAAGATCAGCAAGCATGTCATCGAATACTAAGTTAGAAGTACGGTCTAAGTAAAGCATGTTCTCTTCGATAGAACCTTGCTTATCAAGCTCAGCTAATAAGCTATCGAAATCAGCTAAAGCGTCAGTAGCTACGTCAAATACGTCATCAGCTACGATACCACGGCTCTCAATAGCAGAGAATAAACCTTCAGTACCTTCAACACCTACTTCAGAATTTTCTGTAACAGTAGCAGATACGTTAGCTTTCTCAGCTTCAACCATTGACATCTCTAAGTAATCGTTAAAACGAGTACGAGTATCACCAGCTGACTTTAAGTACCAAAGGTAACCACCTTGTCCAGACTCACCAGCAACCTCGATCCAACCGATCTGAGCAGTGTCAGAACCGTTAACTTCGAAATGATCTTTGATGATCATAGGGCGGTTAGTGAAAGTTTGGAAGCTAGGCTCAACAGACTCAGCCATTGTATCAGTTCCTTTGTCAAACTCAGAACCATATACGAAGAACTTAATAGCTTGGTTATCAGTAGTAGAGATACCAGCTAAGTCGTCTACGTTTTGAGCTCCGTAAGGCTTGATAGTCAAAGTAGTTGCACCAGCGGTATTAACTACAGCAGATACTCTAGCTTTGAATACTACGTTGTTAACGGTAGCTACAACAGTAGCACCAACACGCACAGCGTGATCTTCAGCAGCACCAGTGTCAATGTTAGCGATAGCATCAACAACACCAGTCACAGGATTGATCTCACCAGTATAAGCCAAGTGAAGACGACCTTGCTCAGACCAAATAACTTGATCAGATTGTAAAGGCATCTCAGCACTAAGCATTGCTAAGAATCCAGAGATTGTACGGTTTCCGTAACGATCTACCTCTTGCTCATAAAGCTCAGGAAGATACTGTTGTGCCCAACCGTTGTTTTGGATATCTAGGTAGTTGCTAGATAGGGTCATTTTTTGATAAGCAGGACTTACGACACCAGTCGCTGGCCCTGAAAAACTTGCAGTTGCCATTTTGTTTTGTTTTTAGTTTTTAGTAATTTTTTAGTTTTAATTTTGATGTTGAACTATTTTCACCACTAATAACTTTTACTTTCATACCACCGGCTTCAACCATTCCATCTGCAGATGTAGTACGGTCAACCTTGATATTTTTAGCTTGTGCTGTCATATCTCTTACAGCGTCTGCTTTTCCTTGTTCGTAAAAGTGAGCGGCTAGAGCATCAGCGTTCCGAGCAGCAAACAAAGACTTGTGATAACCTTTAGCATCACTCAACAAATTATCTTCTCCAATAAACTTATTGAAAACATTGAGTACATTACTTTGGGCTTGTTTTGTTTCTTGCACGTCTTTGACATTGAAACGATATTTCTTTTCTCCAACTTGAAAATCAAAACCTTTAAAATTCTCATTGAATACTTTACTAGTTTCAGCTTCAAAGTGCTGTTGCTGTTTGGTGGTTAGTTCCTCCACCGATTTTTGTTCCTTGCTATATCTATCGAAAAAATCTACAGCCTTTTGTTGTTCCGGAGTTAACCTTGATCCTAACTTAAGATCTTGGTAATACTTCGACTTCATTCCATCTAAATGGTTTTTAGCCTGTGCTAGTTCTTCTTTGTAAGCAAGTTGTTTTCTTTTTATGTCCCTCTCCTCGTCCATCTCTTCGTCATAGCTAAACTTGTCGTCTATTAAGAAGTCGATTTCATCTTTGCTGAGGTGAGGCTTAGTCGCCTTGTAGTATTCGGACAAAAGAGTTTTTTCTTCTAAGCTACCGTAGTCTGCGTTTAGTCTAGCATAGTCTTCAATAGTACCACCAGTCTCTTCCATAAACTCAATGAGTTTTTCGATTCCTTCTGGTAATTCCATTTTAGGCTGCTCTGGAGCAACTTCAGGTTGTGCTTCAACCGTTGGTTGTTCCTCTTCTTCTACAACAGCTTGTGGTTCCGGCTCGTCAGTAACCTCTTGTAACACAGGAACATCCTGCTCTACTTGTGGCTCTTCTTCAACCGGTGGCTCCGTTACTTCCGGCGTTTCTTCAGTCGTTGGGAAACCTACCCTGTAGGTTCCATCTTCTAATACTTCGCTTTTAATTGTTGGTTCTTCAGCTTGAGTTGTTTCTTCTTGTTCAACAACTGGCTGTTCATTCATTTCTTCCATAATAAAATATTATATAAATAATTGTTTGTTTTATCTTGGTTCAAATTGCTCTAAACCAAAGCCTCCTAAGTTGTCAAATCCAGCAGATTCAAACTTCTTAGCAGGTGCATTTTGCTTTCTTTGCTCAATCATCTCTGATTGTTGACTAGCTTGAATCCTAGTCCTCTCATCTTTCCTATCTTCCTTGTACTTCTCCTTATCCTTTATCACTTGACTTTCTACATCTTTAAGTCGCATGTTGATTTCAAACTCTTTCTGCATAAGATCAAACTTGATCTGTGCCTCTCTTTCCATCTTCTCAATCTCGAACTGGTTCTTAGCTTGATGTATTTTAATTTCGGTAGATGCTAATGCTTCTTGCTTTTGCATCTCAGCTTCTGCCGCAACTCTTGAAGATTCTTGATTTGCTTGAGCTTGCATCTGAATGTTACGCTCTTTGAGTGCTTGGTCAATCGCCATCTTCTTAGACTTTCTAACTTTCAATAACTGATTAGCTAGCTTAGTATTCCTAACGTTTCTAATATCAATAGCATCTTCTAAACTAATAGCTTGCTGTTGCAATGCCATTTGGATATTATTCTCAAGCCTAGTCTTCTCTTCTTCATCTGGTTCTATCTCTAAGAATATACCAAAATCGTGTAAATGAAGTTGCTTAACCTCATGTAGTGTGCCAACATTAAATCTTCCTAGAGACTGTATAAATTGATTAGCCGTGTTAGAGTACTCAAGTACGTCAGATATTCTAAGAGAACAAGCCTCTGCGGTTTTAAGAGTAAGGTATAAACCTCCATCTTGTATATGCTTTGTTGCCACGTTTGAATTAGCTGCTGCTAACTTCTGCAACCCAACCAAAGAGTTTTCATTTGGCGCACTACCATCTCTAGCTTCATTCAAGCCTGTAACGTCTCTGATCATTTGCAAGTAATAATTATAAGAATTAATAAGTGCAGATATCTTAGCGTTACCACCGCTGGTTTGTAGTTCTTGAATAGGTACTTTACCATGGTTGAACTCTCCGTCTTGAGTCATTGACCTACCAATGATACTACCAGTCTGGAAGTACATGTTCAATGCTTCTTGTGGATTGTAGTTCGTACCGTTACCTAAGTCTATTTCGGCTATACCATCAGCGTCTAAGTAAACACCATCTGGTACCATGCGAGACATGACCTGTTGCAACTTGAGATGAGTTAACTGGATCATATCAGCGAACGTCATCATTCTACTAACTAAAGACTCAGCTCTACCTTTGTACATCCTTGGAGCTACAATATTGTAACT